TCTGTCATTTCCATAATCTTCGTCTTCGTAGGTGGATGGTTCTTCAAAGAGCTCTATCATTTTTAAATCTAAAACTCTTTCTTGTAATTCTTTTATATCTTCCTCAGTGATCATTTATTTTTTCGCCCATCATTTCCTCTAATCTTCGTCGCATATTTTCTGATTCGTGTTCTTCTCTTGCATGATGTCTATAACCACGCAAACCTTTGTGAATCATGATTCCATGATAGGTCATTGTAGCAAGAAATATTAGTAAGAGTAAGACCCCGATTATTTCAGGGTAATGTTGAGCCATGGTAGTACGGGTGGAATTACGCCAATAAGTCTTAGGAGTCCTTCAGCGAATAAAGCAAGGACAAACCAACCAACAAACATAGAAATAATAGAAGCATTTCTGTTGTGTTTTCTTATGGCAGCATCAATCATCTCCTTTACTTCTTCTTTTGTAGTATAATCCATCACTCTGTTTCCAGTCCTTGTTTGCCACGCAAGTATTTAACAGTTTTATAAATATCATCCATAGCATTTATCAGCTTTTCCTGACCTCCTGACTCCATTTTCATCGTAATGTGAGAATCATCAATCAGAGTCCACCTCCATTGATTCATATCATTACTAAACCAGAGATTAATTTTCATTTTTCTGATATTCTAGTTTGATCCAATTCACCAAAGCATAGGATTCAGTTAGTTCTGATTTATATTCTTGATAATCAGGATCATCTAGCATATTCTCTTTTTCAAGAAATTCTACCTCACTGGAGAGAAAATCAATATAGTGATTAAATGCATCAATTGCAAGTTGTCTATCTCTTTGTGAAATTAGTGACATTAGAAAAACCAAATTTGAATGAGTTTTACACTTTCAACAACAGCAAAAAATGCTCTGATGGTAAGTATATCATAAATTTTCATTTTTTGAAAATGGGGCCATGATAAAACATTACCAATCATCCTAAAATAAATTCCAACTTCAACACTAGTAAAAAGAATAACCACATAACCAACAACAAATAACATATTGCCAACTACTCTCATCCAACTAAGCAGTGGATATCTCGGATCAATAAAATTATATGGAGATTTATACGAAGACATAATAGATTTTAAAGTGATACTTTAAGAGCCCCCGATCTGATTTGAACAGACGACCAACGGTTTACAAAACCGTTGCTCTACCACTGAGCTACAAGGGCATTACTTATTAGGTAAAATTTCTGGATTTTCTAACTCCAGTTCAAACATCTCGGGATGACATTCTTCCATCATTAAATAATAATTTGATTGGTAGAGATCGTCAAGATTATATCTTCTTTCACAATCTGCCAAATTAATAAGTTCTAAATCCTGCTTTGCAGTATCTGGAAGTTCTTCAAAACTAAATGGAATACCTTGAATAAAATACATCAGAACTATTTGTGTTCCTTGATTATACCACACATATCTGGCATCAAGTCTGTATTTCATAGAAGCATATCAGGAAGAACACTTTCTGGGTGTAATTCTACACTATTTAATAAAGGATGTAAACCCTCCTCAAGAAGATAAGCAGATTTTTGATGAATTTCTTCAATTGATAATGTAGGAAAATGAATCGCTTCTTCAAGAATCTTTTGATCTTCTTTCATTATATCATCAAGCGAATCATATGTAAAGGGGGTATCGTTAAGGAAATAAACCTTAACCAGTCCCTCTTCTTCAGTTAATACGTGCCTTGCGATAACCTTATACATTAGCGTTCTATGCATTTGGTATTATGATTTGTTGATCGCAAAGCCAATATCATATGAAACATAGCAATTTCTGGATTTGTTTTACCGCAGGTAAAAACATCAAGTGCAGCAGAACCATTCTCAGGCCATGTATGAATACTTATATGACTTTCAGACAACAGTGCTACTATTGTAACACCCTGAGGACTAAATTTGTGAGATGAAATATCTAACAACTTCAGATCTGTTTTATTTATTGCTGCAATAATTTGATCTTTTAAAAACTGTTCGTTATCTAAAAGTTCTTTATCACATCCATATGCCTCTGTAAAACAATGCTTTCCCAATACATGCTTCAATTTTTATCTCCTCAATTTAAATTAATTCTTATGGCAGTTCCTCTAATTTCCTGCGTCGCTATCATATTAATTATTCCCTTAGCACCAAGAGCATCCATTTGAATACTATCGGCGCTTCTTATTATGATAGGACTTGCTGGTGTCCTAGTTTCTAATCCTATAAGACCAATTCCTTGTGTCTGGAAAATAATATCCCCCTTTGTAATACTACCAGCAGAAACAGCTGTTGAGTTTGGTGCTGCCAGTTGAACTTCACAAAACCAATTACCTCTATCAATACTAATTCTATCTTGAGCATACGGTGGCTTCAACCCAGCTGTGAGAATAGATTGTCTGCTACCACCAATTTCTTGTTTCATAGCGGCATCTGGCATTGCTGGATAACCAGCCTCGCCAGTATTCAACGGACCTAAAATTTTAGTAGGATCATTTTTTACTCTAAGTAACATTTTACCGCCAATATCAAGAATATAATCATGATCAATTTTATGAACCAAAGATCCTACTGTTTCTTTGGTTTCAATATGTGCTGAAGGTCCAGTTGCTGCTGGTTGCGTCGGATTTAATTTTTGTGAGGATAATATTTCACCATAATTTTCCATAGTTTTAGATCCTGTCACAGTTTCTTTATAAGTTGCTGTTGCCAGTTCATAAACTCCCGTAGACACTACAAATTTACCACTACCGATACTCTTGGATAAAGACAGTGACGCTGCCAGATCTTGAGCTCCTGTATTAATACTAACTTGATTGCCTGCTCTTAAAATAATATTGTTATCAGCATTAATTTCAATATTCTTGCCAGTGATATAAACACCACCTTTTCCATCAGACTCAATATGTATATCACCACGACCATAAAGTTCTAAACTTTTTTCATTCTGAGATCCAGCGGCGCCGCCGCCAGTTTTCGCATATCCTTTTGCAGAAATCATAACATTATGTTCTGCAATTACATATGTTTGACCCGTAGAATGAGTATGAATGAAACCAGCATTAGCAGCAAAATTTTCTCTATTTCTAGCATTAATTACTATAGATCCATCATGCTGCCATCTAATTGCACTTGCTCTCCAATGACGTAATTCTAAATTAGCATCATTAGGATTGGTTGTTTCAGTAATTTGGAACTTACTTTTTAATATAGTAGTTATAATCTCTTCGGTCACATTAGTGACCTGATTCACTCTCTCTGTGACTGATTGTTTTACTGACTGAGACATTTATGGGCAATCCTCCACTTTCACATTTCCAATAATGCTAGTACTGTATTTATCAACCACCCGCAAGTACTCATCAGCAACCTTTGCACAATCAACGTATTTAATTGTTGCTATAGCAGCAGCACCATAACCATCACCAATTATATCAATTCTAGGAATAGAATCATATACTTTATTCTTTGGATTTACAATTCTAATTTCCACAACTTGACCAGCGTCATTAATTGCTGCAACCGCAATTTCTGGGTCATCATCTACATACACTGTAGGGGAAGTTTCATAATATCCACCGACCACAGAAACATTAATTTGATTGAGAATACCGCAACCAAATTTATTAGATATAATATTTGGTGTATAACCAAATCCTCTTGAACTGATAATAATATTACTTAATTTTCCATTATCATCAAGTTCAGCTCGTGCAGTAGCACCTACACCAGAACCAATAATAGGAATAAGAGGAATACTTCTGAATGTAGGAAGATTTTCTGGAATAATAACTGAAATGACATCTCCATTTGGTCCAACAACAGCTGGAGCAATAACTGGTCCTCTAATTGTTGGATCAACGACTGGTTCAATTCTTGGTCCATCTGGGTTTGAAGGCAATGGAGGAGGTATTAGACCAGTTGCTTCAGGTAATGTAACAGGTCTAATAGTAGGAACTTCTGGTATTGATTGAATGGGAGTTAAACAAACAACACCACTTGCAACAGTAACACCTCCTGGTGTTGGAGTCGTACCACTATATGTAATTACGACTCCTGAGGGAACAGTGGGGGAACAATTAATTGTTGTTAAAAATACTCCAGAAGAAGTAACACCCAGATAGGTTGGTACTGTAACAGCCGAAATTGTAGTTAATCCAGTTGTAATAATTGAAGGAGTTGCTGTTATCAAACATCTATAATATTCTTCATCATTCAGGAGATATGATGGTCTAAAACCAAGTGTTGGCGAAGTAGCACCAGAATAGGTAACTGTCGCAGCTGTGGGAACAATATTTGAGGTCCAACCAGAAACAGCTATTGTAACTCCACTTATGACTAACGTTGTTAGTTGCTGGAAATTAGTAACATATTGATTGACTGTTTCTGAACGTGTTCCATCTGTTACATTAGTCCAACCAGAAGTGGGATTATAAGTTTTTTGCCATTGATACGATAAAGTATAACCAGCAACTGTAGTGCGGGCAATCAAACCAATGTAAAGATCTTGAACATCAGGATGTATAATACAAGTTGGAGGAGGTGATGTGATAATAATATCTGCTGGGCATAATGGAACCACAGAAGAACTAAGAGTATTACTAGTTGCGGCGTATGTAATACTACCTTTATAAGTTATTCCGCTTCCTACTGAAGTTCTATTATTTACTGATGAACCTCCCAAATTACTTGTCATCCCATTAGGAACAACAACATCAGTCAATCTAACTTTGAGATCAAGTGCTGTATTAGTAATATTGCCAGGATTTAATGTAGTTACACTAAAACTTTTAGAGGCTTCATTAGGAGCAAAATTGATATATGCTTGACCACCAGTATAATGAATACCATCCTGTGCTGTATTTGGAATAGTTACTACTTTAATCTGCGATGCTTCGGCAGTAACTGGTGATCTAGTTATTGTGAAGATTAAAGAGTTACCAGCAAGAACTGATTGATCTTGTGATGAATAAGTTAAATTAGTTGAATTTATAGTTGGCGGGTCATTGGTTTGAGTATCAATGTCTGGAGACTTAACTGGTAAATCAAACGTAATAATACCAGTTACAGTATTCAAAGTTGATGAAGTATTAGGTACATTAGTCTCAGGATACTTACTGTCATTTATATCATCTGCTGATCTAAACAATCCTGCAGTATAAGTAACTTCAGAAGTAGTTGAATCTGGTGAATTAGACTTCAATGTAGGAACTATAACAGTTTTTCTCTTTTGCCCCACATCAAATGTTATTCTTTCAGAAATTACTACATTATTTGCAATTGGCAGTTTCCTACTAGGACTTTTTGGATCCTCAGCATAATCAGATGCAGATAAAGTAACATTACGATTTAAATCACCACCAGAACTTAACCCAGTTGTAATACCCACAACTCTAGCTGTGTTAGTTGGTTCTAAATAGACTAGAAAATTAATTACCCCAGGGATAGTATCATTATCTCTGGTAATTTCAAATGATTGAGCAGAACCAGTCTTAACAGAACTCCCCACTGGAGTTATCATATAGTAAGTATATTTTTCATCACCAACAATAACTACATTTGTTCCAGCACCATTATTATTATTAGGATCGCTAGATGTATTGTTATCTGATATTTGATTACAAAAATCAAATACTCCAGAAACTTGTGGTCCTAATATTTGTGATGCTGTGTTAAAAGCATTATTAAGAGCACTATTTCCAGTATTTGATCCATCATATGTTGACGTTCCTAGATCAACACCCTTTGCTGCTTCTTCTGCCGCCGCCGAAGCTTCTTCAGAAGATTTATCTATATCTCTGGTAATATTACTGATCGCCCCGACACCACTACTTAAGAATCCTAAAATATTACCAGAAACACCATACTCACCAGGAGTATTAATTTTAGTAATGAATGTATCACCAAGTCCACACTTATCACTTCCGCCGCAACTAATTCCTAAGAATTCAAGGATTGCATTGATTGCTTCACCAAATAAATCTCCGAGACCGCCGATAAATCCAGCAATAGCAGAAACTGCTGAAATTATACTATCAACTAGTGATAATACCTCACTCATAATTTCATTAAGTATACCATCAACTAATGAATCAAGACACCCAAAAACAGCACTTAATGCCTGATCAAGTAAAGAATTTAAAAGACTTTCAATCATATTAGAAATTAAAGCTTCTAAATTACCAAAAGTACAACCAACCATTTCAAGAATTTTTTCAATAGTCTCATTGACAATTTTTGTTACATTTTTGATTGGTCTCATAATTGCTTTGACCAACATATCAATTGCTTTTCTCGTGTATTTCGTGATCTGTGCCTTAATCCATCCTGTTGCACTTCTAAACAATCCTGAAATCGCAGAAGTATATTGTGTAATATAGTTTGTTATTTCAAACAGTTCTCCTGTATATTTGTCTATAAATTTACTACCTATTTTTCCATCTGTATCTTGAATAATCTTTAAGAAATCAGCAATATTGGCAGAAAAAGAATTTTTGATAGCACCACTCTGACCACATTTATCTGCTCCCTGAGCACCTACACCATTGGCAGGAATCATCTGTGCATCAGTAACTACCTCCGTACAACCATTGAAGGCACCAGTAGCCTGAAGAACTTTTGATTCTGGATTTGGTTTTACTAATTGCGATGGAATATACTGACTCATCGCATTGAATTTATTTTTGCTACCGTAGATAGCATTGGTTGCGGAGTCTTTAGCAACAATAACAGGATCTTTTAAATTTTGATAATCACTGAATTCAACAATAACCCAGTTTCCAGCATCAAATTTTCCATTACCACTTCCCGTTACGTTTTGAGAAAGATCTCCCATACTAGCATGAGATCTAGCTAATGGTAGCGCAGAATTTGGTGTAATTTTATCACTTTCAGCATTCTTGCCATTGAGATCAGCATAACCATGAATAGCAGGAATTCTTACGCGATATCTCTGACTATGTGTTTTATCTTTATTTTCATCTACAACGATAAAACCCAAGAACTTTCTTCCTGGTGATCTCAGTTCTTTTCCCTGATACCAAATTTGATCTACAGTGGTTTGCGTCATTTATATTATTGTGGTACTTTTACGGTTGCGCCTGATTTATCTTTGATTTTAGCAATCACTAAATCAGTGTATAAAAACTTGTAATTTTCTAAACGATGTGCAACTTTAGTAACGACATATGTTCCTGAATATTTATCGCTGGGACTGGTAGCAGAAGCGCCATCACCTTTAATTTCAGGAACTGTAATATAGATTTTATCTCCTGAAGAAATATCAAAGTTACCATTTACTCTTAATACAGAATTTCTTGTTCTTAATTCTTCAAGTAAAGCGGAATAGTTTAAAGATGTTAGTGCAACACTCAAAGGTTCATTATCTAATTCATTTGAGCAACTATTGTAAGCAGAATATTCATAATAACCAACTTCTTTATACGTGTTTCTAACGAAACTTTTATCAACTGAAGTTACTTCACAGGGATCTTTTATTGGGTCAAGTGATTCAATTTTTTTAAAAACTTGTCCGTGAGGGTCTAAAACAAACGTTGCTGGTTTACCTCTTTTCTTTGATCTAATTTCTTGAATTACATCTGACGTTTGTTCATCATCATTAAATTTATAAGAAAGTATGCTATATGCTTGTTCTTTTGGTGTGGTTTCACTAGAATTTGCTGCAATAATTTTATATCTATGCGATTCTTTTGCCTCCTCACCCGCAGACAAATTAATTAAACTTGCAACAGACGTAAATTTGTATGCATCATATCTTTCAAAAAACATGTAACCAGTAGCACCAGTTTCTTCTTGTGTCCCAGAAGAACTCCAGCGCACTGATGTTGCTTTACTGCATATATCATGAATAACTTGAAATGGTTGCATACCATTTCCATTATATTTGGTGGTTGGTTTGGACTTATCTTCTTGAACATCAAGTTTTTTTGTAGCGTAAATCCATCTCTTTAATATATCTTCTACTATAAAATTATAATCAATTTTTGTAGATTCATTAGGAGGCCATGTAGATAAGACATTAGATGCAAGAGATGTCAGAGCATCTCTAGTTACTAATTCTAACTCATATATTTGTTTTTTGTTTTGAATAATTTGCCTTACCTTACTAACAAAAAAACAATTAGCTCCAGTAAAAGAAAGATCTTTTCTCGTTCTAGTAGAATCGTCAGTATCTTTTAATGGATCATTAAATTGTACCACTTCAATCATACAAAAATTTCTTACGCCACAACCATTAAATGCTTTCTCAAAAGCACCAGATGATTCAAATATACTCATATTCGCTCGCACAAAAGAATCATAAATGCTCTCAATATACTCAAATTCTATAATTTCCTTTGCGATGAGTGGAGTTCCAGTAGGAACAGCCTCCCAAATTTTAGATTGAGTAGGAGCATCATAAATTCTTACTTCTCCTATGGGAGATGTTTTAGATTCATTTGCTGTAGCCATTTAAATTATGGTTCTTGTTGTATGATATCTATAAAAGTTTTATCACTCAGTTACAATAATGTCTTGAGTGAGTAAAATAATATCCTGACCAAAAACATCTTCAGTTTCTTGAGAGATCATGTTAAAATTTTGCTTTTTTGACATGTCAGATGGTGGAGTGGAATTAAATCTAGGAATAGTATTAGAAATTTTATTATCAGATTGCTTAGAAGATGTAAAGTCAGTTTCTATTTTGTTTTTAATAGATGATTGTAAAGTTTTTGTTGATTTAGAAGAGAGGAATGATGGTGAAACAGAACCGACATTTGTTTGAGATTTTGCAATAATATTTCTGTTAGTTCTGTTAGTTACACTATCACTTTTCTTGTATATACTTGGTTTTTTTCTATTTAATCTACGTTGATTAGCAAAGAACATTTGCTCAATTCTTCTGAATGGTCTTTCAAATAATGTTTTTAGTATACTTATACCGATTGGTCTCTTAATAGGAATAATAATTAAAGGTTCATTATATTGTGCAACATTGATAATTGTAGGTCTATCAACAATAAAGTTTGATAAAATATTAGTCTTATTTACAGTATCATATTGTATAGTATGCTTCTTAAATATTTCTGGTATCATAATTCCACCTTTTGCCTTAGTGGCGGTTGGTGATCTTAGTTCTTTCAGAACTCCTTTTGCTGCAGCAATACGTTTATCATTTGCCTTAATTAATGCACCTTCATAATTTAATTCTGCATATATTGTTGCATCAGTGACATTAGTTTGAGTCTTCAAACCATCAATGACACTTTTATAAGGTCCATCTAATTCATAAGTGAGCATTTTCCAGTTGTCATCTGTTGTAGCTGCTCTACCTCTTTTATTTGGACCACCGCCAAGAAATTTCTCAATAAATACATTTAATCTACCACCAGTCCACTGTGCCCAACCATAACCTGTCCGTGGTGTACCCCAAGGTGGTGGTAATGGTTCTTCTGCATCATAAGGACTAGTATTTTCAACGTTGTAAGCAATTAATCCAGATTCATAAATGAAGTTTCCTACCATAGCAGCAGCTTGAAAATCTTTCAATCCATATTTTTGCATCAACATTTTTGCTAGTTGAGCACCTCTTTTGTGAACAGGTCCAGTAGCAAGACCAGATAAATCTTCATAATTTGTTGATACCAATCCTTGAGCAAATCCTAATGCTATCAGTCCATTTATTAAATTATCAAGTTTTTCTTTGTCTGTGAGTTTTGACTTAGCAACTACTTTCTTATCTTCTTCTTTCTCTAACAGTTTTTCATGGAGTTTATTATGACGTTCTTCAATTTCTTTTTGCTCAAGTTTTGATAATAAAATTTTATGATAATTATATCTTCTTATATTACCAAGAAATTTAATTAAATTATTTAATAATAAATCAAACCTTTTTAGTAAATAAGACCAATCATCAATATCTTTTTTCTCTACTATATTTTTAAATTCTGTTCTAGGAACTACATAAGACTCTTCATCTATTCCTAATAGTTCAAGCATCTCTGGTGTTAATTGTACTATTCCATAAAAATTTCTATCAATCGTTTCCACGTTCCTACGATTACGAGGAATCATTCTCGTCAGAGCAGTTATCTTTACTGGTTTACTAAATGGACCTATAATATTTTGAAGTGGTTTAATCATGACTCAGGATAGTAAACAGTTGGTTTGTAAAAAGCAATTATTTCATTAGTAGTATCAGCAAAATCAAAATTATTTCTATAAGATCTGGCAACTTCCATTTGTTCTGCAGGATCAATATTATTTAAACTTGTTGTTTTTTTAGTAGTAGGTTTATTAAACAAGTTGTACAAGAAAGGAGGAATAAATGGTATTCCACTACCAACTCTCCCTTCACCTACCGTTTTCGGACCCAGAATAATTTGAGGTCCTGTTAATAACAGTCTGCGTTCTTCTGCTCTTCTATCAGGTATATCATTAGGTATTTCTTTTGCCGCTGCAGCAATTTTACCATCTTGCAGTAATCTGTAAAAGTTAGTGCCATAAACCCAATACTTACCTAAGTTATAACCCAAACTCATTATAGATGCTTTTTGTGAATCGCTAAACTTATTCCAATACTTAAATTCTCTAGAGTATTCAGGCAAGATATTTTTATTAACATACGATTTCAAAAGTGCATCTGCACGATATAAAGAAATTGGAGGATCGCTCATAGTTACTGGTTTACTATTGGTATCAAAATAATAAGTAGTTCCCCATCCAATAGTGGGAACATCACCAGTGTTTTGATACGGAAAAATCATATTTTTTCTTGGATTTGACTTTACATAACTCCATTTAGTCTTACTTTTTCCAACACTAGTAAATCCCTTTTTAATGTAATCATTATCGCCTGGAGTAAATGAAGACAGTGCTTCATGATATTCAATTATATTAGTTGCTTTAATTATAGCACCAGCAGAATACTTTTTATCAGCACTCCCAAAAGAAGTTTTTATAATATTTGCTGATGCTTTTGTAGTGTCATAATAAGGATTGAGAGATTTTATTTTTTCTTCTATTATTCCTTGAATAAACATGGGCATTTGACTCATTGGAATAATAAATTCTGGATCCGCTTCACCGACCATTATATTCCTTGTTTCAATACCACCATCAGCATTTTTAACTGTATCACCCAGCACAACATAATTCATTAAATTACCAGGAGGTTCAGTTCCATAATCTCGCTTGTTGATAGCATCACCATAAGATTTTACAGTATGAACTTCAATATGAAAATGAGGTCCTGTAGATTTACCAGTGTCACCAGATTTACCTAATACTTTACCTGCTGGTACAAGTTCTCCAGGTCTGACAGCAGTTGATGATAAATGTCCGAATCTAAACATTTTCCCTAATGTAGGAACATATACATCAACCAACAAACCATAACCTTTTTTCTTGTTTAAGGGATCTTGCCATCCAGCGTATGCAACTTGAGATGGAACTTTCAGTGCAAATAATGTACCTATATCAACACCGACATCAATACCACCATGGTGTTTGTTGCGTTGACCAGTTACTGGATCTGTTCTCGGTCCAAATGGAGACGAAATAGGATAACCACTAATCATGTCAGCATTTGTTTTTCCTTTAGGTATTAATTGTCCAGAGACTGGTTCATACGCAACATCACCACCAGATGCCGATGGTTCTGATTTACGACCGATAAGACCTAAAGAAAGTGCAAGAAGTCCTATAAGATCTTTATCTTCACCCAAATTAATTGATGGTCTAGATTTTTTTTCTTTTTCTTCTTTTAATTTTTTTACTTCTCTTTTTGCTCTATAAGTTCGCAATAGTTGATCAGATTTTTCCGAGTGAAGAATTATTTTTTTTTGAATAATAGATAACTCGTATAATTTTTTCATACGAGTCAAAAAGTATTGTAAACTATCTAAATAACGATCAATTCTTTTAATGAATTTATAGAAATTATTTGTATACTTATAATGACGAGATATCTTTTGTACTGTAGGTAATGGTAATATTTTTTCTTTTCTAAAATCAACAATTTGAGGTATATTATGATGAGTTATTCCCATCAAAGGAATAACTTTTTGATTAACTATAGAAAATTTTGGAGAATTACTTTTTTGTAATTTAGGTACAATTCTACTTTTTGGTTTTATCATTTATAATTACCACTCTCTATACTAAAGATAGTACGTGAAGAATCAACACCTGGAGGTGTTAACATAGTCTTATTTTCTTTAGTTTCTTTTGCTTTTTTACTTGGAATTTGAATGTAATTTGGAGGTAATGGAACAACACTAGGTGCTTTATTTGAATTATTATTTCTCAAATTGTTTTGAGCAGTTTCTAATCTTTCGGATGGTCTTGGACCTTTATAACCAGGAGCATTGTAGTAAGCATTAGGTCCAGACAATTGATCATAATAACTTGTTCCTTGTGGGGAAATCATGTCTCCTAGTACAGGTGCAGATATTACTCTACCTGCAAATCTTGGAAGTATTCTTTCAACAAGTTGTCTCTGTATTGGTGTTGGTCCAGTTCCTAAACCTTTTGTGAAAGACCACCAAGGATTAAATCCTTTATAACCTGTAGGAGTTTTAAATTTACCAACTTGCTGTAAATCATCTTTAATTAAGGTTCTAAGTCTTGCAGTTGATTCATTTGGAATGCGTTGATTTCTACCTAAATTCCACCATTGCTTTGGATTTCTAAATGGATTAACCATATTAGGATCTCCCATCCATCCACCAGCGCCGCCTTTACCAGCGCCGCCTTTACCAGCGCCGCCTTTACCAGCAATACCCCTTATCGCATTAAATCCTCGTTTTGCCAAATTAATACCAGCTGGTAGGAATTTGAGCATAGCACCAGCTCCATATTTGGGAATATCATTAGAAACTTTTCTAAAATAATTTTGCGACTGAGCATGATATAATTCTAAATCTGTTAACCCACCAGAAGCTTTTGCAGCAGAAGATACTACAGCGCCTTTGGAAAGTAAAGTAGGTTGCCATCCCCATGGCATAGGGTTACCCAACGGACCTGGCATACCTCTTAAATTAGGTCTTGGAATATATCCACCTTGAGGTCTCACATAACCTGGATGTGGCAGTGGAGTATGTGGTCCTACTGGAATACTTGATGCTATTTTTGCTGACTGGCGGGATCCACGTACCCAAGCACCGTCAACAGCAGGATTTACGACTGGAGATGGTTTATATCCTGGCGTTAGTACAGTTTGTGGTTTAGCATCATAAAGTTTTAAATCTCCACCTCCAGGGATACCGCCAGAAGCAAAATTATTAGGTGAAGTTGCTGCAGGTGCTGGCGGAGATGCAGGCATACCTGGATCATGTTTCTGTAATTTGTCAATACCTGTTTGATCTAAAGTTTGGTTCTCGGCTGTAATGTGTTTGGGATCAAATTTAGTGCGTTTTATAACTTCTTCTGTAGTTCGTGTTCTCATTTCACCATAATCAGTACCAAAACCATTTAATATATTACTGGTAATATTGTAATCACTCTGGGCAAGAAATTGATTCATTTCTGCACCACCACCTTGAATACTTTGAAAAAATTCTTCTAATTTTCTTCCGCCAGCCGCGGATGGATGTGCTTCTCTCCAATATTTACTAGGATTGTACGATCCCTTTTGTGCCTGTGGTGTTTGAATATGTTGTGCTGCTTTCTCTTTTGCAATTTTTATATTGTTTAATTCGCCAACTCTTGCCTTTCCTTTAAGTTTCAAAATTTGTTTAATTTTATATTTAATATATTCTCTTTCTTCATTCATGTAGTGTTGATACCATGCTTTTGCCCAAGCTTGACTGAATCCTGCCGTTCCCGCAGCACCAACAGTTTGACCCAACACCTGGAGGGCTGGGTGGGCACTTTTGCCAAGTAAACCCATCATGCTCATAAGTTTATCAGTTCTCTCCGCCCCTCGCTTAACAAAATCAGGAACTTCAGTGGACGGAATTGATGGTTGAGATATTGGTGTTCTTGTACGTGTTTGTGCCTTGGGGGGAGCGGGCGCAGGGGGATCGGGTGGTGTTGGTGGTGTTGGAGGTGTTGGTGCTCCTCCTACTGGTGCTGCGGGAACTGCTGCAGCAAGTTTTGGTAAATTAATACAAGTACAATCTTTATTTTTGTCATCTTCATTTTCAAATGCAACTGTTTTATCAAGTAAATATTCCTCAAAAGTATTTTGATATAATTCTTTTTTCCTTTCATATACTTCTTTTTCAGTAATAATTTGCAGTCTCTGAAGTTTTACAATATCCTTCATCAACTTTTCAGTTGCAATCATCTTTGCTTCAATTGCTTTCAGATGCGATTGAAGTGTTTTGTTTTTAACATTAGGAATCTTTATGTCCTGGAGTTTTATAGTGGGGACATAAGATTTTGGAACTGGCGTATCATATAACCCTATGACTTGATCAGGAGTCAGTGGAGGATTAACAGATTGAATTTTTACAATAGGATTTGGACTAGGATCCAACCCAGGAGATTGAGGTGTTTGAGGTGTTTGAGTCTGTGGAGTAACACCTGATTGTGTTGCAGGAGGAGTCGCAGGAGGATTAGAACCTCCTGGTGGACTTGGATTAGCTCCTGATGTTGCTGGCATTATTGTTGTGCTGCTCTACGTGCGTTTTCTTTTTGAATAAATTCAACTAACAATTGAACGTAAACATCACGTTCCCATGGTATCATTTCTTCTATTTCTGTCAAAGAATATTTATGATGCTGCATGAGATTAAAATTTAACCGATAATAGTTCTCCAGATTATTCTGGAAAACTGCTATGCGAAAAAATTTGCGAGACCCTCAATCGTCACCTCACTTTCAACACCAGTCTTTGGATTTGTAATTTTAACATTATGCTTTAATCTAGGCATAGTATTAAAAAAGTCTTGAAGTTTTTGATATTGTTTTGTATTTAAGTTTTCCACAAATTCTTCCATTTCTTTTTTGGTTGAATCGGCAGAAGTCCAGACCTCTTCTTCATTATAAATTTGATCAATACACTCAACAGCATATTCAAATGTACTGTCAATGATACTCTTAGTGTCAATATTTTTTTTCTCCATAATATACTTCATAGTCGGATATTTCATCTTAATAAAATATCCGTTTTCCAGATCAACAGTATTAGTGTGATTTTTTTCTTCTATTATTTTGATATCATCAATATTGATTTCTACTTCTACTTGAGTTTCGCCATCGTCTGGACAAGTAATAGCAAATTCCAATACTTCTCCAACAGACTTAGATCTAATATTTAAAAAAATATATTCTACATCAAAAGTAGATAATTCTTCTACATCTATTTTTGATTGAACACAATTATTAATTATTTGGATGATAGTATTTGTAATATCATTTGTATCTTCTGATTCCATTGCAAGTAAAAGAAGTTTTTCCTCTTTTACCACAAATGGTCTATATTTAATTTTCTTACCAGTTGATGGGATAGTCAGTTCATGCAAAGGAACATTAATCTTAGGCAATGACATACTTTAAATAACCTCGTCATGTTTTATAAACTTGTACGTGCTTTTCATAACGAAATTGCACTCTTAATTTATTTAGCACCGATGGTCCATATGCCAATGGTGTGCTCTCAACACTATATGGATATGCTCTGTACATGGTATGTTCAGAGGTGACTCTACCATTGGCAGCATATGCTGTTTTATTAAACTTTTTTACCTTAATATCCATTGTGATATTATCATAATAACTTAAAGTAGTAATATTTGTTCTTTCTGCTCTTGATGTCTTATTGACATACTCTAATGCTGTACCATCATTTAATCTTCTTTCAGGAAAAATGGTGTAAAACCAAGTTTCAAAAAATTTAATTGGCAATTCGTTATTAGTCATAATAAAACTTAAACTAAAATCATTATAAAGTCTTGCATGGGGATATTGAATAAGTCTACCTGTATACAAACCGTCAATTTCTTGCGTGGCAGCAAATTGACCAGGCAATGATGCTTCATCACATAGTAACATCATATTCTTGTATGCACCATCAGCAACGTTGAAATTAGTGAATTTCAATTCAGCAAAATTAGTTAATAATTGAGAATTTCTTGTACTATTAGGTATAACTTCCACTTCATATTCATTAGATAAAGAAGCGCCTTGGTCTGTCTCAAATAAACTTCGTATTTTAGTTAAGGTGGACATTAAATCTAAATAAAGATATTCTTCTAATATATTTATGGCGTACTCTGGGAAGTATCTTCCAAATAATCCTAAAAAATACAGAGGTAACCCCACACAAGTATTCTATCGCTCTCTCTGGGAACTCAAATTCATGAAGTGGTGTGATCTGAATGATAATATTCTTGAGTGGGGCAGTGAGGAGATTATTGTGCCATATCGTTCGCCGCTAGATGGTAAATATCATCGTTATTTTGTAGATTTTTATATTAAAATTAAAAATAAATCAGGTCAAATTAAAAAATATTTGATTGAAATAAAGCCAAAAAAACAGACAACGGAACCAGCAGTACAAAAAAGAAGGACGCCAAGATATATCAACGAAGTGACAACTTATGTGATAAATCAAGCAAAATGGGAAGCAGCACGAGAATGGTGTGCTGATAGACAACTAGAATTTCTTATTCTCACAGAAGACCACTTAAATGTCAGGTAAAGGCTTCGGTAAAGACAAAAAAACACCAAAGGGTGGTCTAGAAAAACATATTGTCAAAGAAGCAGCAGGAAAAGCAAAAAATCCTGACTGGTATCGCAAACAGGTGTTTGATTATCTTTATAAAAATGTTACTGATGAGGTATTGCCAGGAAAAATGTATTTCTTTGAGTATGACCCTAAATTAAAGGAAACTTTACCGCGCTATGATATCTATCCTTTAGTATATGCTGTAGATAGAGGAAAAGATACCTTTCTAGGTCATAATTTACATTATGTTAGAGACAAATTAAGACCTGCTTTAGCAAAATCTGTTCTAAATAAAGTAGCAAGATTTCCTGATGAAACCATTCATAGATACATCTTTAAAAATGCTGATAATTTCTTTTTTGAAGTGAAAAATGAAGATTGGGAATTTATATCATCACTTCCTTTAGAGAAATTTATAGAGAATTAAATGGCAACAACTAGATATCCTGCAGATTTCACAGGAACACCAGAAACTGATTATCTTGAAATTAAGATGATCAGGAGAGATTATAAAGAAACTGGTTCCACATCATATAAGTTAGAAAGTCCTGGAAATGGTCTTCCTGATACTATTATATTAAATATGCCACAGAGAGTGACTGAAAGCATTAGTCAGAATTTTTTAAATGCATCTTTAGGTGAAATAGGACCATTTTTGGGGGCAAAAGATGGAACTGGTGGCATGAAAAAACAAATGGTGCAAAATGTAATTAAAAGACTTTTAGAAAATGCATTTCTTGGAGCAGCAACACAAGGAGCTCAAAAATTAGGAGCTAGTCAACTAAATGAAAATGGTATTTTATCAGCAACCAGTGGTGTAGTATACAATCCCAATCTTGAAGTTCTTTATGATGGTCCTGACTTCAGGAGATTTAATTTTCAATTTTCATTATTTACTAAATCAGAAAAAGATGCTCAGGCAATTTACAGTATTGTAAGATTTTTTCAATATAGTTCTGTTCCATCTGGAGGAGGAGTAGTTGATACTGGAGCATTAGCTGGTGTTATTTTGGATCAAGCTGCAATTGAAACAGCGGAAAATGTCGCTGGCTTTGCTGGTGCTGGTATAAATGATCTTATAAAAAGGGCAACAACCACAACCACTTCTGGAACTACCTCAAACCCATTTCAAAATAGCATTGATGCTGGAGTCAATACTCTACTTGGTCTAGTAAGGGGTGGTTCGGGTGCTGCTTTGGCTGGCGGTGGTGTGATCGGAACAGGAGAAAATAGATTTATCAAACAACCACCATTTTTACTCCTGACATATAAGAGAGGAGCAAATATTCATCCTTTCTTACGTCCATTACTTCCATGTTCATTAAATAGTTTATCTATTGATTATACTCCAACTGGAAACTACACTGTAATGGACAATTTTGGCAAACCAAACGTTTCAACCGTTGTTGCAGTGAATATAACTCTTGAATTGACTGAAGTTAAAAATGTCTTTAAAGAAGATTATGATAATAACTTTGCAAACAGAGCAATAGGAATAAAGTAAAATGTTTTTCTCACTTTTACCAAATCTAGAATACTCGCAGAATCGCATTAAGTACAGATTCACGGATAGTGAATTTGTAGTTGCAAAAAATATATTTAAAAGCATCCAAATTGACAATTCTGCATATGCTACTAATTTATTCAAAGAATTTTTGATTAAAGATTCAGCAAGACCAGATTATATTGCAGAAAAGTTGTATAATGATGCTAATTACGATTGGGTAATTTTACTGACAAATAATATTAAAAATTTACACAATGATTGGCCTCTTTCTACTGCCATGTTTGAATCTATGTTACAAAAAAAATATTCAAATCCCTTTGACACAAAGCATTGGGTGACAAAAGAAGTTAAAAATGATATTGGTGAAATAGTTCAACCAAAGGGATTGGTGGTATATTATAACCCCAGTGTACCATCTTCATTTACTCTTAGATATGTGAAATCATACAATCCTAGAGTAGAAGAAATAGAATACGGCGATACAGTGCTTGAATCAGTTTCATACTATGAGTATGAACAGCAATTAAATGAGAAAAAAAGAGTTATTCAAGTATTAAACCCTAGGTATCTTGATTTCTTCGTAACTTTGTTTAAAGCATCTGTAGGTTATTTGCCAAATGAAAAAGTATCTAATGAATTTAATGCATTGACAAGAACTTTAAATACCGAAAATATCTTTAATAATAAAAGTCTCTAAAAAACCCTACAGACAAAAAAATAGGCGGAAATTTTTTCCCACCTTTTTTGTAACTAAAAGTTGATTTTGGTTTGAGGGTCAATCCTCTTCTGCTAGACGAGCAAAGTAACTCAGGGTATCATCCTCATCATCAGATGCTCCTACAGGGGCGGCAACCTTAGGCAGAGAGGGTTCTCGTGATGCTACCGTGTTAAACATCTGAGTGCTACGAGCAGGGGGAGAGAAGATTTGCTCATCATCCTCATCCTCAAAGGTCTCGCGGTCAACACGAGCGGGGGTGGGTTTACCACGACCGAGCACTACATTTAGACGGGACTCAAGTTCTTCATAGGTCTTGAAGTTCTTAGCATCCATAAACTCCGACAGAACATATTCACTACGCCAGATCTTTTCAAGTTCATTGTCAGTGTAGTCACCAAGGGTAGAGACCGAAGCAAACTCGGACTTATCATAGTTCCAGTAACCTTCAACCTTACGGATTTTCAGTTTGAAGTTTGCACCTTCCCAGAAATCAAAAGGATTGATGGGGGTTTCATCTTGGAATTCAGGTTGCATCGCTGCCTGAATCTTATCAAAGATTTTCTTACCATACTTGAAGATAAAGACCTTACCTTCGTTGCTAGGATTAGCAGGGTCACTCACAACATAGATGTTGGAGTAGTAGGACAGTTTACGCTTTTGTTTGCGAGCGATTTCCTTATCACTATCGTGACCGCTGTTCCAGAGTTCACGATTCATTTCTGCAACAGGGTCCTTCTTGCCCAGAGTTGTCAGAGAGTTCTCAATATACCAACCACCAGGACCTTGGAAACCATGAGACCAGATCTTTGCCCAGGGAAGGTCTTCTCCTTCAGGGGCGGGCAGGAAACGGATTACGGCAAAACCATTGCCAGATTTATCCATTTCGGGTTTCCAGAGACGGTCATCGGCGGATGACGTACCAGCATTCTGGAGTTTCTCAATCTCGCTAGTGAGTTTATCAAAACCAAACTTAGATTGTTTTTTAAGATCAGCAAAAGACATTCGTATTACCTCGTATTAAGTGGATTCGTTGTGTGGCGGACGACCAGCACCTGATCATCCTAACCTATTTAGATGGTTCCGTCAAGTACCTGGCGTTTCATTTCTTCCATGTTTGTAGCGAAACCATCATAAATTTGATTCATATTAGAACCAGTGATAGTCATCCCCATCATTCGTGCTGCCTTTACAAATTCATCTTTAAGATCTAGAGCACGGGGGTCATCGGACAGGGAAATCCTGTTGTAAAAAATTTTTTGTTTTTCAATTAGTAGAAGCATTTTATCAATGCATTCAAGTTTATCACCACGAGGGAGCGTCAAAAGATTAGGAAGAAATTTAACAATTTCTTGCTGTAAATCAGTAATTTCTTGAGCTTCTTGCCTCACGATTTCGGAATCAAAGAAAGACATTTGTGGTCTAATACCTTCTCCTTAAGTGTACATTTGTATTTAACAATATCTGGAGTGAGAAATGGAGAGTATTTTAGGGCGGTTCTCCTTACATCTTTCCAGATAAGTTGTTCGGTTATCATTCTATCAAATCTTGGAATAAAGTCAAGTATCTGATTCATAATAACAAAAGTTTCCATTGAAATTTTCTTTCCCAATAAAAACTTGAGTAGTGGTGGATGAGTACCATCAACTTTAAATAAGTTATCAAACTCTTGAACTTCTGATAGAAGGAAGTCTACATCTTCACTGAAAGTATAATGCAAACTCTCCATTCGTTTCTTCCAGTCATGATAGTTATCATCCCCATCAGTTCTTACCATAGACCCAATCCAATTAGAAGGATCAGAGACGAAGTTAGCGAGGAAATAAGAAAGAATCTCGCACTCTTTGTGTTTATTAACGAGTTTCTTGAAAAAATACCTATCCTTTCTTTTCTGGAAATTTTCTTCTGTTGCTTTTGCTTTGCCATTGAATTTAAAATAATCATAACTGTCGGTAGTGAAGTGTAATTTCAGTGCGACATACATTTTATAAGACTCAAAAGCGGTCATATAGCAAGTCGTGCCTTAGATGATTTTTTCATGTAGTTTAATCGTTGTGCATCATACTTCAGTTTATCCTTCAAAGGTTTGGAGATTAACTTTGAGACAGTTTCAATCTCAATGTTATGTTCATTACAATAATGCACAATACACTCAATGTAGTTCATAGAACCATCACTGCTCTTCATCAGATTCTCAATTTCCATTGAGAACTTTGCAGCAGTCATAAACTTTTCCTCAAGGATGTCATTGATTCTATCCTTTGACATTGGCAAACTTCGCTCCGTTGTGGTACTCAAAAAATTCATCAACATAATCTAAAAGCAACTGGTGATACAACATTTTATCATACTTTTCAAAAATTTGCATCTCACCATCCTGACATGCAATCATCACAACGATTTTATCAATCTCAATGCCAGTCCGCTCCCAGTAAGCGTAACCGTATGCCATACATTGAACAAAATAATGTTCAATCCAATCTTCGCGCTTTAATTTTCCTGATGTTTTAAAGTCAATGATTGCGAGTTCACCATTGTACTCTGCAATGCAATCTACTCTACCTGCAATTCGGAAGTCATCACTATAGAGTGGTGCTTCTAGTGCGTGAATATTATTTATGTTATCAAGGTAAGGTTTTGCGGATTCAAACATTTGCCAGGAGGCAGATGCCTGCTCCATAAGATTACTTGGAGCTACATGAAGGTTGTTTAGGTAGTCTTCAGCATACTTGTGGAAGATTGTGCCGCGAGTTGTAGATACCTTACAGATTCGGTCTGCTTCAGCATCACCGACCTTCTGCCGCCAGTCAGCAAAAAACTGACGGTTTTTATGAGTAGTGACAGAAGTAATTGAAGGATACTTATTGCCATTAGGAACAGAATAGTGGCGTACTCCGTTCACTGTCACGGGTTCAGGAAGTTCAATTAAAGAATTACCAATGTGATTAAACATATCAAAGACCAAGATTAATTTTACTTACAAGATAAGATTTTACCAGACCAGAGCGTACAATATCATCCACACCGAACTCAATACAACTAAACTCTTTCATGCTTTGAATGATTCTGAGGAAATCTACAATACCATTTCGTTCACTTTGTTTTATAAGGTCAGTCTGAAGAACATCACCACAAAACATAATTTTACTATTCTCACCGACACGAGTGATAATGGAATCAAGTTCGTGGAAGTTAAGATTCTGTGCCTCATCAATCAAAAGGATAGCATTGTCAAAGGTAGTGCCACGAATGAATGAAGTAGACCAGAAACTAATCGTTCCCTGATTCTTGAGGTTCGTATAGAGCAGTTCAAATGCATTATCATCTGGCATCTTAAACATATACTTTACCATATTCTTATAAGGAATTTGATAGAGCGATGACTTATCTTCATGATCACCAGGAAGGAAACCAATCTCGCGTGTCGCTACAAGTGAGCGAACAATATAGATTTTTTCGTAAGGAGTCCTTTCGTTGAGAACATCTTTTAGTGCAAGATAAAGAGCAACAAATGTTTTACCTGTACCAGCGGCACCATAGGCAAAAATATTTTGTTCAAGATTATAATCATGGAAAAACTTTTCTTGATTTTCTGTGAGTGGTTCAATGTCCTTGATATAATCAAGATTAATTGGTTTTTTACGTTGCATAGTTTTATTTGACATCCCGAATGGTACGGGGTTCTGAATTCTTTTTCTTGCCATAAATCAAGTATACCGAGAGAGGTTTGCATTAGGGTGAGCAGATTGTACTTTTTGCATCACTTCTTTGAATCCATCAGATTGTTTGGGTTCGCCATATATAGTTCCTCCGACACCTGCCATCCAATCTTTATCCCAGTCAGGATTATCTTTTCTCCACTGTTCATAGTCCTTCATGGACATATAAAGTTCTTGTTTGTCACCAGTCTTGGTGTTGATTACTGCGTAAGTAGGCATAATTATTCAAGTGTAATAGAAGGGGCATCTAAACATTCTGGGCATTCTTTAGCACGGGTCCAACCAAGTGCCTCAGATACTGCAGGGAATTGACAGATAAAAATACAACGGATTGCTTCTGCAATATCCATATGTTCTTTCTGTGTGCCGTTAGCGGAACGTAGGTTGATATAATGTATCCAGGAACGCACTGATCCCGTCATATACAGGCGTGTGGTGGTTGCCAAAGGCAACACAAACCTTGCACACTCCTTTGCTACCCCCGCCTCTAGAAGACGCTTGTAGAGGTTGTTAGAACGGATGAAGTGCTCTTGAATTTCTGTCTCAAGAACAAGTTTTAGATACCCTTCAAGATCATCAGTAGAATTCTGACGATTCTTATCATCTTGACGACGCAATTCTGGTACAGGAATATCTCTTGTCAACAGATTAGTGTCAGCATAGCGTTGCGAAAATTCTTGAAATGTAAACGAACGATGACGCAAAATCTGAGCTGCGATACCACGAGAGGTATTAATTTCCACAGTCATCGTTGCTTGTTCAAAGATGCTCCAATGTTGATGTTGAATACAATACTTAAGAAGACCCGAGAACTTTTCATTTTCTTGATTTGCTGGGTTGCTAACCCTAGCACAGTATGCCATATGCTTCTCTGCATCTGGGGTTACTGAAATAATCTTAGCTAACATTCTTTATATGAGTCTGAACAAAGTTATTATAGCAAGAAAAAAGGGGTCTGTCAAGACCCCCCTGGTGATTAATACTTATACAACCATTGAATATAGGTTGAAAGTAAAATTGTCCCTAGAGTTGTAGCAGCAGTTAGAGTTACGATAGTTTGTATCATTGCTTTGCTCCTACTAGTTGTGCTAGTTGTGCTTGATGACGACGCTCCTCTTTTTGCTTTTGTTCCTTAATCAATTGTAGGAAGTTAAGTTTTTTCATTTCTTCTCCTCCCAGTTCCAGTTGTTACAAGGACGATAAGCAACACCACGATATGTGTTTGATGGATGCGATGGAGCATGTGTTTGTGAATACCACTTACGATATTCTAGTTTCGGAGTGTGAGTATTATACTTCACACCACGATAGGTTGCTGTCATCCCTTGGTCCCCTCTTTTACAAACTTGACCCCACGGTAGGTCTCATTGTATTGTTGAGGTTGTTGTTGCATTTGCTGTTGATAGGCGATACGCTTTTCGGTATCGTATTCAACGCCACGGTATAC